CTCGAAGGATCGAGGTCGAAGTACGTCGAGAAGCAGGTGTTCATGGATGGCGTCATCCAGGACCGCGGCTACTTCGACATCCGGATGAATTTCGACGACAACGTGTTCGGCGAGATCACCGAGACGTCGCTCGACCCGATCGACGTGCTGCTCGACCCGGGCGGCCGGGAATACGACCCGCGGACGTGGTCGGAAGTCTTCGTCACGCGCTGGATGACGCCGGACCAGATCGAGGAGATGTACGGGAAGGAGATCGCCGACAAGGTGCGCTTCGTCGACCCGGGCATCAGCTTCGGCATCGACTCGATCGAGTTCGACCCGTCGACGTTCAGCGGACGCGATGCGTTCTACACCGCCGGCCCGATCGGCTTCCAGTACCGCGAGGACTGGAAGCAGGTGCGCCGCGTGCGCGTCCTGGAGCGCCAGTGGTTCAAGATGGCCCTGCGGGCTTACTTCCTCGACGTGCAGACCGGCGACACCTCGCCGGTGCCGGACGGCTGGGACGCGCAGCGGATCCAGCGCGTGGTCGACGTGATGAAGTCGAAGCGGCAGGAGATCCAGATCATCAAGCGCAACGTGCGCCGGGTGAAGTGGACCGTCTCGGTCGACAAGTTCCTCATCCACAACGACTGGTCACCGTACGACTGGTTCACCGTCGTTCCGTTCTTCCCCTACTATCGCCGCGGCCGGCCATTCGGCATCGTCCGCAACCTGATCTCGCTGCAGGACATCATGAACAAGGTCTCCTCACAGGAGATCCACGTCGTGAACACCAGCGCGAACTCGGGCTGGGTGGTGCAGCAGGGCTCGCTTGCGAACATGACGGTGCAGCAGCTCGAACAGGTCGGTGCCAAGACCGGCCTTGTGCTGGAGTACGGCAAGACGTTCCAGCCGCCCGTCAAGATCCAGCCGAACCAGGTCCCCGCGGGCCTGGAGCACATTGCCAACAAGGCGATGGTCTACTTCCGCGAGGTCAGCGGCGTCAGCGACGCCATGCTCGGCCAGCCGGGCCGGGAAATCAGCGGCCGCGCCATCGAGCAGAAGCACTCGCGCGGCCTGCTCCAGCTCGACCTCGTGTTCGACAACCTCGCGTTCACGCGCCAGATCCGCGGCGAGATCATCCTCAAGCTGATCCAGCAGTTCTATACCGACGAGCGGGTGATCAGGATCCTGACGAATGACGTCCAGGAGGGCGATCAGTACGAGCAGGTGATGCTCAACGCCAAGCAGATGTCCGGCGAGATCCTCAACGACGTCACGCTCGGCAAGTACGACGTCGTCATGTCCAGCACGTCGTCGAAGGACACCGAGCAGGACAGCATCTTCGCGCAGCTCTGCTCGCTCCGCGAGATCGGCGTGAAGATTCCGGACTTCACGATGGTCGAGAACTCGAACCTCGTGAACCGCAAGGAAGTCGCGCAGTGGATCCGCCAGCTCGAAGGTGCGGCGCAGCCGACACCCGAAGAGATCCAGCAGCACCAGCAACAGCAGCAGCTTGAGATGCAGGGCGCGATCGCCAAGATCGACAAGATGCGCGCCGACGCGCAGGCGTCGATGGCGCAGGCGCAGCTCTTCATGGCCCAGGCGCAGTCGCTGCCGGGCGAGCAGCAGGCCGCGATGACGAAGATCGGGGCCGAGATGCGCATCCGCATGGAAGAGATGTCCAACGAGATGGAGCAGCAGCGCCGCGACCTCGTCGCCCGCCTCGCCATCGCGCAGAAGAAGAGTTCAACGTCGGAGTACCAAGCCGGCATGCAGACGCTCTCGAAGCAGGGCGCGCAACAGTCGGCGGAGCGTATCGCCGGAATGAAGGAATTCGGGCGAGTGATCTCGACCCGGGTTCGAGCGGATAAGTAAACCACCACCGAGGATTGACCAATGACCACTGCAGCAGCGCCGGCCGCGCCGGCGAAAACTGTCGTCTCCATGACGCAGGACCCGTTCACCAAGGAAGTCGTGCCGACGTTCATCGGCGGCGACCCGGACGGGGTCACGCTCGACATCGACACCACGCCCGAAGCGCGCGGCGACGTCTTCGAGATCGATCCGGACGAACCGTTCCAGGCCATCACCCGCGCGCGCGGGCCGGATGGCAAGTTCCTGCCGAAGGCGGACGCCGCCGCGCCGCCGGCCGAGACCCCGGCGCCGGACGAAACTCCGGTCGTCGAGGACCCGCCGGCCGCCGACCCCCCGGTCGTCGAGGACCCGCCGGCGCCGCCCGCCGCGGCGAAGACCGACGACAACCCGACCATCCCGCGCTCGCGCCTGAACCAGGAGATCGAGAAGCGGAAGGCGCTCGAAGCGCGCAACAAGGCGCTCGAAGAGCAGCTCGCGGCCGCGGCCAAGCCGGCCGAGAAGCCTGCCGACGCGCCGCCCGCGCCGCCGGCCTACGACTTCGACGCGAAGGAGCAGGAGTACATCCAGCTCATGATGGACGGCAGCATCAAGGAAGCCGCCAAGCTGCGCACCGAGATCAACACTCGGATGTACCAGCAGATCCGCACGGATGTCACGCAGGAGGTCACGCAGACCACCACCGCGGCGATCACGCAGAAGCAGACGGGCGACGCGCTGAACGCGCTCGCGGACCAGTACGCGCTGGCGTACCCGCAGCTCGATATCAACAACGAGGAGATGTTCGATCAGACCCTGGTCGACGAGGTCAAGGGGCTGTACGCGGGCTACTCGCAGCAGCACTCCCAGATCCCGGCGTTCAAGAAGGCCGTCGAGGCCGCGCTGAAGCTGCGCGACATCCCGCTCGCGGGGACGACGCCGAAGGCGGATCCGCCCGCGCCGCCGCCAGCCGCCGGCGGGAAGGCCGCCGACGTGCGCGCGAAGGCCGCCGCGGCCAAGGCGCAGCCGCCGGCGCTGGCGAAGAACGGCGTGGGCGATGCGAACGCCGCGGCCGGGTACGCCAACATCGACATGGAGAACCTGACGGCAGCGGAGATGGACGCGCTGCCGCCTGAAGTTCTGGGTCGACTGCGCGGCGACTTCCTGTAAGTCGATGGGCTCGTGCGGAGATCAATCTCCGCACGAGCTGCAGCCCCACTGCAGATCTGCGTTAATCGCGATCAGCATCTGATCTCGCTGCGTTAAGCCGAGATTGGCTCCGCCGGCCCACGGCGCACTCGCCGGTTCGACTGCGTTAAGCCGAACGATAGCAATCGCTTTTTCGGTTTCAACCATTCATTGGCTCCGCAGGAGCCGGGAGTATTATTGTGGCACTGACTAATTTCAGTCTCCTCACGTCGAACCAGAAGACTCTCTGGGCGCGCGACATGTGGAAGATGGCCCGCAACTTGTCGTTCATCAACAAGTTCGCTGGCACCGGCCCGAACGCGGCTGTGCAGCGCGTCACCGAGCTGCGCAAGGACGAGAAGGGTACGCGCGCGGTCATCACGCTGGTTGCCGATCTGGTCGGTGACGGTGTGGCGGGCGACACGGCGCTGGAAGGCAACGAAGAGAACGTCAAGTCGTACGACACCGTGATCCAGGTGGATCAGCTCCGTCATGCGAACCGGCACGTTGGTCGTCTCGCCGAACAGAAGTCGGTCGTGAACTTCCGCACCGAGTCGCGCGATGTCCTCGCGTACTGGCTGTCGGATCGCATCGACCAGCTCGCCTTCCTCACGATGGCGGGTATCTCGTACGCGAACAAGACGAACGGCGTGACTCGCGTCGGTTCGCAGCTCGCCAACCTCGCCTTCGCAAGCGACGTCGTCGCCGGCACCAGCAACCGCTACCTGCGGTGGGTCGCCAGCTCGTCTTCGTTCGCGGCCGGCTCGGGCGGCACGGCTTCGGTCGCGGCCGGCGACACGCCGAGCTACGGCATGATCGTGCGCCTCAAGGCGTACGCGAAGCAGCAGTACATCCGCGGCATCCGCGGCGCGGGTGGTGAGGAGTTCTACCACCTGTTCCTGACGCCGCAGGGCATGTCGAAGCTCAAGCTCGACGCCGACTTCATCGCGAACGTGCGCTACGCCCAGATGGGCAAGGGCGACTCCGCGGCGACGTTCAGCGGCGGCGGCACGAGCATCCTGTGCGACGGCGTGATGGTGCATGAGTACCGCCACGTTCCGAACACCCTCGGTCTGTCGTCGGGCTCCAAGTGGGGTTCGGGCGGCACGGTCGACGGCAACGCGGCTCTCTTCCTCGGCGCCCAGGCGCTGGCGATGGCCGACATCGGCGATGCGGAGTGGGTCGAGAAGAACTTCGACTACGACAACTCGCCGGGCATCAGCACGGGCAAGATCTTCGGCTTCCTCAAGCCGCAGCTCATGTCCATCTACTCGGGCCAGAAGGAAGACTTCGGCCTGATCCGCGTCGACACGGCCATCTAAGGAGTATTGCACATGGCTCTCACTATCGATTTTGGCCGTCAGTACGCGATCGAAGCGTCCCTGGCATTCGCCTTCGGCGACCTCGCGGGTCTGAGCGGCGTCGCTCAGAGCGCGATCAGCGTTCCGGTGAACGCGGTCGTCCAGGGCGGGCGCGTGTACACGGACACGGCGTGGAACTCGGCCACCTCCGACACCCTGTCGGTCGGTGACTTGGCTTCGGCGACGCGCTACATCTCTGCGAACGCGACGGTGCTCCGCACCGCCGGCCTCCAGCAGGAGTTCGCGGCGACGGGCAACGGGTTCAAGTACACGGCTTCGAGCTACGTCACCCTGACGTGGACCGGTGTCGGTGCCGTCCCGACCACGGGTGCCTCGCGCCTCTACGTTCGGTACACGATCGACGGCCGCGCGAACGAAGCGCAGCAGTAAGCGATCGAGCCCGCTAGGCCCGGGCTGAGTTTCTTGCCGGTGGTAGGCCTTCGTCGGGAGAGCAATCTCCCGACGCTTTTGCCACCGGCTCCATAACAAGGAACGATCGTGGCATACGTTACCGCCCGCAAAGACACTTTCATCCATTCGGGCATCCACACGGTCGACGTGAAGGCCCACATCCCGAACT